AATTTGTCTCAACAGCACGAATAATGCGTGTGCCGGAACCAAGGCGTAAATCCCCCGCCGTATTTGTGGCAATCGGTGTCCAAACGGTGTAGTCCTCTTGATCACTAAATTTAATAAGCAGTGGATCTTGGGCCGTCTCTAATGTGTTAGAGGAGTTCAAATAGTTGTTGGCACCAAAAGCAATCACATGACGATCATTGTCCGAGACCATGATCTGTGTAGCAATAGTCGGAGTTTGAACGTCCGTGCTTAGTGACGCAAGTGTTACCCCGCGAACTGACAGGGCATTTGTTGCGTCCCAGAAATACACCCCTCCATTCCGAACATTGAACAACAAATCCTCACCAAAATTATCCGATGTCCATAAACGCAATGTATTACTCGCGTTTAATGTAGAAGCAGATCCCCATCCACCACGCCCCCAAACACCCGCTCCCCACCCCGTACCAGACAGTTGGACATCCAAACCGGTGTTAATCTGATAGGCCGCCGTAATGCTTGACCCACCAGTCCCGGAGTCAGAACCATTTGCAGCTATCGAAGCAGTAATTGTGTATGCGTCAACAGTAAGTACCGTGATTTGATACTCTTTGTTAAGAATTGCAGCGGTGATGTTGCCGCCCAAACTGGTAGCACCACTAAATGTTACAAAGTCATTGGTTACCGCCCCATGGGCAACATCTGTTACAGTAATAACAGTAGACCCGTTGGTCGCAGCAAAGGCACCGCTCAGGACTACCGTGCTGCGGATAGGGGTAATGTCGTTAAACACACCACCGCTTTCAATGTAGAACTTAAGATGTGTGCCTACGCCAAGGTAATTATCGCCAGCAAGAATGATCCAGTTGATCAACTCACGGCAAGTTCCAAGAAATGATGTTTGCGCGTACGCGGCCCACCCGCCAATAGATTGCGGGAAGCTGTTCTGAAACCGCACAAGGTCGCAGTCATACCACCCACCCTCATTGGTGTAGGCAGTAACGTCCCTTACCACTCCGGGCTTGAACTGGATCTTTTGCAGGGCCATCCTTCGTCCTCTGACTACATTACCAAAAAGAAGTTTGAACTGATGGGAGAAGCAAAAACCCACCCTGTGTTTCCGCTAACATTTGTACTATATGAACCAGCATTCCATGTAGCACCACCTGTAGCGGTGCTATCTTGAATTATAATAAAATCAACCGAAACTGTTCCAGAGGCCTTAGATAGCGTCGCAGCAGTCCCGGGTGTTGTGCTGTCAATAGTAAGGTGTTTTCCTGAAAGTCCTTCTGCCGTAAAACTTGTAACAGTTTGCGTTGTTCCAGAAGTAAAACGTATTGATGTCGCAGCTGTCGCATTATACGAATTTGAGATGTTTGCAAAAGTGTTAGAACCAGAAATTGTTAGTCGTCCTGCACCGCCTTGGTCTAATGTAATTGCACCCCAATTAGCACCGCCACCAGCAAAAGTTTTGGCAGAACCACTAGTCATTGTGACAGTCGCACCGGAACCTGACACAGTTAAATTAGTTGATGTTGTGCAAGTCCAACTCGTAGATGTAATTGTAAATGTAGAAGCATTCAAATTTAATGTTCTAGTGTTGGAATTACTTGAAGTAAATTCTCGAATAGTCACAGCATAATTTGATGAACTTGTGCTAAATGTTCCGTTTACTAAATTAATGCCGCCGTTTACACTAGTAGATGTAAAAGCACTACCAAGGGTCCAAGTTCCACCTACACCATCTAAATCAATTCCGCATATATTAATATTATTAGTTGATATTGTTTTTGATGTTGTAGCAGTGAAAATAGCCCCCGAAAACTGAGACCAAGTACCAACAGTTCCAGATGCAACTAACATACTGCCGGAAACAGTTATATCGGTGAACCCACTCGGAACGCTAAATGATACTAACCCCGCAGAAATTGTAAAATCGTTACAAAAAACATTACCCGCAAGAGTTACAGTATACGTTGTTGCTTGGTCAAAAATAACGTCTTCACCCGCAGTTGGAACAGATGCACCACCAGCACCACCTGATGAAGCAGACCAATGAGTTGTGTCTGATGTGTCCCAAGTACCTGCTCCACCGACCCAATATCTAGCAAAAGGAGTAAAGACCCATCCTGTGTTTCCGCTAACATTTGTACTGCTATTTGAGTTAGCATTCCATGTAGCACCACCCGTAGCAGTGCTATCTTGAAGGGAAACGTAACTAACCGAGACTGTTCCAGATGCCTTAGATAATGTCGCAGCAGTCGCGGGTGTTGTGCTGTCAATAGTTAGTACTTTTCCTGAAGTTCCTTCTGCCGTAAAATTTGAAACAGTTTGTGTCGTTCCAGAAGTAAACCGAATTGATGTTGCACCTGTTGCATTGTAGGAATTTGATATATTTGCAAATGTGTTGGAACCAGAAATTGTTAGTCGTCCTGCACCGCCTTGATTTAATGTAAATGCGCCGTAGTTAGCACCGCCACCAGCAAAAGTTTTAGCAGAACTACCAGTTATTGTGACAGTAGCACCGGAACCTGAAACAGTTAAATTAGTTGATGTTGTGCAAGTCCATGCACCTCCATTTGTAAATGTAGAAGCATTTAAGTTTAATGTTCTAGTATTAGAATTACTTGAACTAAAAGATCCATAGGTGACAGAATAATTTGATGAACTTGTGCTAAATGTTCCGTTTGTTAATGTAATTATTCTGCCAGACCCTGCAAAAGCACTACCGAGAGTCCAAGTTCCACCTACACCATTAAAAGTAACATTGCCTATACTTTCACCATTAGTTGTTATTGTTTTTGATGTTGTAGCATTGAAGGTAGGTACAAAACCGGATGCCCAAGTACCAACAGTTCCAGATGCAAGTAACATACTACCGGAAATAGTTATAGTTGGACTACCGCTATCAGTAAATGAGACTACTCCAAGAGAAACTGTAAAATCAAGACAAGCTAGTGCGCCCGTAACAGTTACCGTATACGTTCCTGCTTGGTCGAAGAAAACGCTATCAGACGCAGTTGGAACAGACGCACCACTACTACCACCAGATGAAGTAGACCAATTAGTTGTGCTTGATGTTGTCCAACTACCCGCTCCACCAACCCAATATCTATCCGCCATCTATGATCTCCTCAGATGCTTCCTTGACCATAGCGACCCATTTGTCATATCTCTTTTGTTTCATCGCCTCTATCTGGTCAAGTGTCAGAGCATTGTATTGATCAGGCGGCATAACAATAGCGTCATTATATGGTGGCGATTCACCAATCGTAAAACTATCGGAAATCCAGCCATTATCTAAAACTGTAATTGTCATTTTTCATCCTTTACGCGGTAGCCACACACCGCCACTTGCTTGTTGCGACGTTCCAGATAAAACCAATGTCCAATCTATTCGTAGTAACTGTTGTTGTGGGCAAAGCAATATTAGAAGCCTCGAATGAAGAACCAAAAGTAAGAGCAATAGCCGCTGTTCCGGTAATTGAAATTATCAATTTTTGACCGTTTGTGGGAGTCCCAGTCAAATTTGTTGTGAAACTGGTGATGGCTACTGATTGAGCCGTAATAACCATCATATCAAAATTATCAGTATTCAAAGTCGGTGTTGCACTATTTGCAGTGCTTGCTGAAACACGGGGAGTTACCCTTTTATTCGTCAATGTCTGTGTTGCGGCAATACCGACTACGGTATCACCTGTGACCGCAGTGGATAAATTAGTGTAAGTTGGTGTTGCAAGAAAAGTTGCTACACCTGTGCCAAGTCCGCTTACACCTGTGCTTATTGGCAATCCTGTCGCATTGGTAAGAGTTCCACTTGTGGGCGTACCAAGCAAAGGAGTAACAAGCGTAGGTGAAGTTGAAAGTACGACCGAGCCTGTTCCTGTCGCGGTGGAGAAATCGGTGTACCCAGCTTCCCAACTTGCGGCAGTTGTTCCTGAAGTCAGAATGCACGTACACATTACAGTCATCCCGGGAAGAACCGTAATGACAAGGTTCGCCCCAGAAGAGTTGACAGTTAAGTTCCCCGTGCTGTTATTTACAATATGAAATGACCAACCAGTTGCCAACGTACTCGTTACAGGCAACGTGATCGTCTGGGTTAGCGTTCCCGTAAAATACTGAAAGTATGTGCTTGTGTTGGTCAGCGTGGTCGTTGCACCCGCAGTTGCGGTGGTCGTGAACGTCGTCAGGTTAGTCAACGCAGCATTCGCAGTTGTCGCGTTAGTGCCACCGTTTGCCAAAGGAAGAGTACCTGTAACGCCAGTTGTTAAGGGTAACCCTGTAGCATTAGTAAGGACACCGCTTGTAGGTGTTCCAAGCAGAGGCGTAACAAGCGTTGGAGAAGTAGCAAAAACAGCCGCACCAGAACCCGTTTCGTCTGTTAACGCCGCAGCTAAATTAGCTGAACTTGGGGTTGCAAGGAATGTCGCCACGCCTGACCCAAGGCCAGAAACACCAGTGCTGATAGGTAGCCCTGTAGCGTTGGTGAGTGTACCGCTTGTGGGTGTTCCAAGGATTGGGGTTGTGAGAGTTGGAGAAGTAGCAAAAACTAACAGGCCAGAACCAGTTTCGTTGGTCACCGCCGCCGCTAAGTTTGCAGAACTAGGTGTTGCAAGGAATGTCGCCACGCCTGACCCAAGTCCTGATACACCTGTTGAAATAGGCAACCCTGTCGCGTTAGTAAGGGTCCCGCTTGCAGGGGTTCCTAATGCAGGGGCTGTCAGAACAGGGGAGGTAAGTGTTTTATTTGTTAGCGTCTGTGTGCCAGCTTCTGTCACGGGAGCGTTGGCAACCTCAACAACGTCGGTGCTATTTGCATAGACAATAGCTTTTTTGCCCGCTGCAATCGTAACGCCCGTCCCTGCCGTTGTTTTTACAAGTACCGAAATAGAAGTATTGTTAAACAAAATATAGGGTTTATCAACAGTCGGAACGATAACCGTATGGGTAACTGTTGGTGAACCAGTGAACTCAATAACGTAATTACGCCCTACTGAAGTTGAACCATCAGGAATTGTAAGGGTGGTAGTTGCACTAGCACCTGTTAATGTCTGTGTGGTATAACCAGCGATAGCCTCTTCAACCAACGTACCAAGGTTCGTATTGGTCGTATCGCCCCACGTACCGGACTGATCGCCAGTACCCATCAAAGTAAGTTTAAGATTAGGTGAGTAAGTACTTGTCATGCCAAAAACCTCTAGGCGGCTATCTGAGTCCAGTTTGGAGACTGAGATGGTGTGATGGGACTATACCCCGGAACTTGATTTGGTGCAATCGTTACCCACGCAGGAACTTGTCCCGGAGCAACTTCATTCCATGCAGGAGTTTGAGACGGACCAATTCCCACCCAAGCAGGAGTTTGGTCAGGAACAATCTGACCCCAGACAAGAACTTGTCCAACATCGCCTGTTGCAGATACACCCGTGACATCGACATTGGCGTCCGCTGTGACAGTTGCCGTGCCAACATCGCCTGTTGCAGATACACCTGTGACATCGACATTGGCGTCCGCTGTGACAGTTGCCGTGCCAACATCGCCTGTTGCAGATACACCTGTGACACTGACATTGGCGTCCACTGTGACAGTTGCCGTGCCGACAGCACCCGTGGCAGACACGCCCGTGACACTGACATTGGCGTCCGCTGTGACAGTTGCCGTGCCAACACCGCCTGTTGCAGATACGCCCGTGACACTGACATTGGCGTCTGCCGTGACAGTTGCCGTGCCAACATCGCCTGTTGCAGATACACCTGTGACACTGACATTGGCGTCTGCCGTGACAGTTGCCGTGCCGACAGCACCCGTGGCAGTAACACCCGTAAGGCTTACATTTGCGGTTGCCGTGACAGTTGCTGTGCCAACACCGCCTGTTGCAACTCCAATATCAATCGCACCCGTGCCAAACGCACCCAGACCCCATCCTTGGGATCTAGACCATCCTTCAAAGGCTACGACTGCATCGGTCATTACTCATCACGCTATGCGAATAATGGCATTGGAAGCATCGTTTGTCGGGAAGATAACAGAGAATGTACCAGCCGATGACGTTTTATCCGCACCAAAATCTAACACAACAACGGCCTTATTGCCCTGCGTTGAGTTATAAATTAATGCACCGCGAGCAGTAAATGACGCCGTGGTCCACGTAGAATCGGCAAAGTCAGCAAAAGCGGTTGTGCCAGAAGACGACGTTGTGCCAGCAGTAAGGGTATTACCGCCCGCTACATATGCGGAACCCGTGGTGTTGGTCGTCTCGTTGGTCGCAGAGTATGCGGTTGTTGAAGCATCAAGCGTTGCAGACGATGTGTACAAGGCCAGCTTGAATGTGTCAGCAGTCGTTGCACCACGGACAACCGTTGTGCCGATTGCGTGGATACCGCTCAAGAGTTCAGTCTTGAACGATGTTGTCATGAAGTTTCCAGTAAATGCCATCACGGCCTCCTTATGAGTTCAGCTAATTGTGGTTGACCAGCTTCTGTCACCAGATGACTGACCGTGGATCTATCGCATTGTATAGCACGTTTCATGTAGTGCAGTATAACCTGTTCTACCTGATCTTGAAATGCTATTGCTTGACCTCGGATTACGTCCGGAGCATTGGCTGAGACATCAACAATCCTCTTTGATGCCTGTTCCGCCCAGAACTCCGGCGGATGACCGCCATTGTCCGACGTAACTACATCAACCGTAAATGTTCCGGATTGCATTGCTGGCGTAAACATCAATTAGCCTTCACTCTGATAAGACCATCACGATAAGCATCGTCGTTCTCACGACCTTCACCATAGTTCTTGAGGCGGGTAAGGGCCTCAATAAACCGTTGATTGTACGTGTTGAGGAGTTCGTTCTCACCCTTCATAAACGTATAAGCCTCTACCAGAGATCCATACAAAAGGGCTTCGATAGCATTGTCTCCAAGCCATGTTGTTCCAGAAACTGTGATACTGGCGGGCTTGTAGTAATAGTGGATTTCAGTAACAAACGCTGCATTTGGCACCGGAGCGATTAGGAAATTGTCCTTGTCAAACAAAGCGTAGTACTTCGGAATACCCGTTGCTTCGGTCGGGTTATACTCCTGTAGATACTCCACGTCCTTGTTCAACAGGATAACCTTTGACCCAGACGACGTGATCATCAAGCTAAACGGTGCCAGAAAATCTGTCGGGGCTGTCAAATACTTATTTGAGGCCGTCATTGTACCAGTAGAATTTTTCCTAAAGTCCTCAAGATCGACAGCATAGAAGATGCGTTCTTCAGCACTCTGGATGAAGTTGTCGATGTTCGCCGAGAATGTCGTCTCGTCGTACTCGGTGTAGTCCTTGATGGCTTGCACCAACGTAGCGTATGTCCAGCCCATCAGGTTATATCCACTTCAACAACGCCAACCTGCGTAATCATCTGCAACAGGTTATACTGTATTAACGGGAAAATGTCAGTACCAACTGGTACATCCATCGGCTCAATACGGGACGGCCTCGGTGCAACCAACGCCTGTGGCTCAGGTGGTGGAAAGATCGGGTCCAACTGAGGATGCTTCGGCTCCCAGCACTCAGTGCAAGTCCTAAGACCATTCCATTCCTTCGCAAGCAGGTGATAGTCATATTGAAACCCGCACCTGTCGCAGATCGCAAGGGCATATTTACCGTTTGCAAAAAGGCCCATGGGTTACCCCAGCCGATAGTTGGACCGAGAAGGCGTCAATCTCAAAGATGCCCGATCACGATCTTCTGTGGCAGCACGTTCAAACTCTTCCTCGTAGATCGCCTTCAACATCTGAATACGGTCAGGAGCCTTCTTAATTGCAATGTAGTACGCCAACCCGGCAGCAAGACACGGATAGAAGCGAAACGGGATCTGCATGGTGTCCACACCAGAATTAGCATCGTCCAGTCGCACCAGCTTATCGACCACCAGAGTGTAGTCTGTGTTAGGTTTTGGCCAGACATACACAACAGGGATAATCTTGCGGTCTACGAAATACTGTACGGGACGACCAATACTCAGCTTGTTCGGGATGTTCTGGTAGATCTCGCGGCTGATCCGGTCGATTGTAAGATCAGACTGTGACGCAGTTCCAACCCCCGAATCACTTCTGACAACGGCAGTAATGATGTCGATTACACTCGATGTAAGCGTGTATGACTCATTATTGGCATTAAGCGCAATATTTTCTTGAACAATCGTCCACTGGTTCAAACCACGGTTTGCCCACTCAGCAAGAAGCAAATTCAAGCTACGACGAGCCGTGCGCTGGTCGTATCCTGTGCGGATCTCAATGCCACAACGCTCAAACGCCTCTTCGATGTAGTCGGCTACATCTAACTCAAATGTCTTCGTGCCAGAAACTGTCATATCAACTCATCTTGCAAGGTTTCATACGAATCACTATCCCGCCACCACGGCTTACAACAGAGCCGCCCTTATTCATCTTCTTTGCCTTGCCCTCGCCCATGACCCTCATGCGCTTCATTACACGCATCGGTTTCATAGGTTTTACAAGGCCGCCCTTGGCAAATCCGGCAGTAGCACCCATCTGTCCAGTTGTCTTATTCATACCAACAAGAACAGGATTTGTCTGCTCCGTTGTTCCCTGCGGTTGACCAAATGCTGCGCCCTGCATCCCGTAATCAGACGGAGAAGCATATGGAGATGCCTGTGGTACGGCAGGGGCAGGTGCCTGTGCTGTGCCAAGACCTGCCATACCAATCGGAGGAGCAGCCCCGACCGCACCACCATCAGCGTATTTACGAGCACGGTTCATCATCTCAACGTCCCCCTGCTCTACCAAACCCCTTGGTAGCAATACCAGCACCACGATTTGAGGTGCGCTTGGCTTTTACCATGCCGCCTTTTTTCATCGCCATCTCACCGACCAAATCACTTTGATAATCCTCTTGTGCTTTGCGATACTGTTCCTTATTTGGGGATCTTCCCGGAAGGTCGGACATCGGTTTATCCGTTTTCCCGGGAATAAAACTACTTCCCTTTGGCATGGAGTATTGACCCATACCCATATCCTCAGCCTTGAACCCCATCTTCTGTTTAGAGTCTGGCTCTAGCTTTGGAAGTTCGCTGGTCTTCACTTTCCCAACCTTGGGAAGAGTGTCCATAACGTCTGTGCCACTCTTCATCCGCGCACCGCCACGATTAGAGGTGGTCTTGGGAGGAGCCATCTTCGTGTTGTACTTTTTTCCCTGAAATTCAAACGTGCTTTCTCCGGCATCCAGTGCCGAACGAAATGCTGCATCAAACTCTTTACGGGTTGAACTTGCCATCTTACTTACTCCGCTTCTTCGACATACCAGCCTGTGACAGGGCAATGGCGATTGCTTGTTTAGGGTTCTTTACCACAGGACCCTTCTTACTGCCCGTATTTAAGGTGCCAGCCTTAAACTCGCGCATCACCTTGCTGATCTTCTTTTGAGCCTTCATGGTCAATCACCTATAGCTGGATGTCTTAGCAGCAATCTTGGGAGGCTGTTTTACAAACTGCTTCCCCTTTGCCTTACCTGCACGTTTAGCCTTCGTCGTCGCAGCATACTCCGAAGGAGTAAGAGCCTTAATGGCAGCTTCCGGCAAATACCTCTCGCCTGTCTTACTGGACGGCTTACCAGATTTGGTACGCCATTTTTGATCAGACCAGTTCTTCAAGGATTGCTGTGGAGCCTTCATTAGTCCCTATATCCTCCGCCCTTTGCCTTGTACTGTTTAGCCAGCATCTGCGCTTTACGGGCAGACCACTGACCAGCAGCCGTACCCTGCACGGCTGCGCCCTTAATCTTGCTAAACAAAGCCTTCCTCATGGTAGGCTTTGTGTAGTTACCTGAAGCATTTACACCAGACTTCTTTACAGGCAACTCACTCTCCTTAGCTTTTGCCACGGCCTTTTGGCTTACCAATAGCAATCATGATCGCCATGCCACGGCCCTTTGGAGCCATGCCACCCTTCTTCATGGCAAGACCTTTGCCCTTGGCAGCCATACCACCCTTTTTCATGCCCGTTAGGCCCTTAGACATTGCGCTTAATGCTGACCCTGCGCCACCCGACATAGGCGACGGAGAACCCATGGGCTTACGCGGACCATTTGGATTCCGTGGACCTAATGGGCCATCAACCATCGGTTTCCGTGGACGCGGCATAGGACGCGGCATAGTTGGGGATGCACCGGGCTTTGGAGATTGCCCCGGCACGGGCTTTGGAGATTGCCCCGGCATAGGACGTGGCATAGGACGTGGCATAGGACGTGGCATAGGACGTGGCCTGTTTGGATCAGCTGGTTTCATGGTAGTCTCCTTAACGGTTTTCAACTAAACGATCTATTTTCTCTTCAAACCGATCAAATCTCTTGATGAGTTGGTCTAGATCGTTATGAAGATCTACTCGGGTGACATAGTTTCGGGCTATGTCCTCCCTTGTATTTGCAGTATGGCGAAACAATTCGTTAATCCTGCCATTAAGATACACCAAAACCCACGCCGTAGGAATGAAGATTATTGTTAAAAGTATATTCCAGACAAACTCTAATCCAACCATCATGTCAGCACTTCCATCTTTTACGTGCCTGACGAAGACGGCTGTTGGGGTTTTTTGCAGCTTCCGGGAACATCTTCGCTTGTCCCGCTGATCTTGCACAGAAGGACTTGCGGCGTTTAGCCCGCTCTCCTGTAGGCTTGTCTTCTGTCACGGCAGTCTTTAACTTCGATCCGGGATTGGCACGACGGAATGCTTTGACACCTTTTTCTGTCATGCCAGCACCGGACTTCGTTTTACGGAAGTTGCCGGATTTGACAGATGTCTTAATCCCCATGCCCTTTGCCATCAGAAGTTCTTTGTCATCTCAAGAACAATCGTATACCTGTCTCCAGCAGTGGCCCCGACAGTGGTAAACATAATGTCTCCTGTCTTACCCGCACCAGAGTTATTAGTTATTCCACCAAACCTTGAGAACTCGAACGAGACGAATTGATCTGCGCCAATAGTGTAGCAAACAACGTCCGTTGACGCATCCCAAAGGATGTCCACACCCATGCCAACCGTCATAGCATCCAGTGTAACAATGTTGACCCCGGTGCAAGATGCTCCTTGGAATTTCGTCAAAGCCGAAACGTCTACTTTAAGAACGGCGGACTCACCCGTTCCATCGGAGATATTGGTAAATTTCATGACGGCTGTTCTTGTGCCATCAAAAATTATCTGTGAAGTTACTGCATCTGCCATGTGATCTATCCTTCAAATAAGTGGAAGGGGTGCCAGATATTGACACCCCTCAAATCACATTACGGAACGTAGGTGCCGTGCTGAATGTAGTTCACTTTTAGAAAACCAGTACCCGTGCCTGTGTTTGTTGATGTAACCACGATCTTAATATCGGACGTTCCAACATTGATCCAAGTACCAATTCGGGTTGCATCTGCACCTGCCGTAGCATTAATAATCCCAAGTGTACCACCTGCAACTGCCCCAGCCGCTGTAATTGCTGTTGCAGAAATCGTCGTGCCAATACCAAGAGTGGTAGCTGCACCGCTCCAGATAGCAGTTACATAAAGTTGAATACCTGTGATCGTGCTACCCGCTGGGATAACAATGGAGGTTGTATAAACGCCCGCAGACCCGCCGTTGGTGGCCTGTGTAATTTCTTGATGCTGTGAAAGAACAACTTCGCCGACGTTATTAACGTCTGTGCCAAGCGTCGTACCCGTTGTAGATTTGATGGTGCCAGCGCGTATCGGGCCAGTAAAGGTCGTCGTACCCATGAGGATCTCCTGTCGTTGGGTTGTCTGCCACAGTGGCAGTCAGGGATTGCAAAACCCTACAATAAAAAAAGGGCTGACACAAGGCCAGCCCTTTCATATTTCTGTCAGTGACAGATTTTATGCACCCTGCGAACCGTACATGGCGCGAGGATCAGACCAACCGAAGCTATAACGCTCACGGGCCTTGTAACGAGCGTTGCCCGTTTCAAAGTCACCTTCCATAGCCGTCTTGATCGGGCTACGGACAAAGTGCT